AACCTCTAAATCACCATTCACTCTTGCACCATTACCATGCTGTGCAGTTTCTATAGCAGAAGATTTACCCCCAACCTTAATTGGGCGTAAGTTCTCATCTAATGGATGACCTTCTTGTAATTTTATATCATTTGGCATTAATCACCCAATTGTTTTCTCACCTTTGCCCAGAGAATATCGTCCAATTTATTCTTAGATGACCTTACTAAATAATCCCCCAAGCCCAAAACAATTACCTTCAACACCTTTTCAGTAAAAATTGATTGTAATAATTTAACTAAAACCACTTGCATTTATTTCTCCTTTAAGCCATTTCCTGTTAATTTAGCCATCATTGAATAAGTTGAATCCATTCTTGATAAAATTTCATTCATCTGCTTCCTGTTTTCTTCTCTTTCCTGTCTATTCTGTTCTCTTTCTTGCTTTGAATTATCAATTAATTTTATCACTATATCTTCAATTCTTTTATGATTTTCTGCTAATTGAACCATTAGGTGATTTGCCATCCACTTGAATAGTTGTACCATCCCATAAGACATTCCAAGTAGCATTACAACAGGAAGCCCAAACCTTTCTGCTATCCCTATAAATTGATCCATTAATGACCATTTTTTATTAATTTTTCTATATTAGAAAAACCCTGTTCGATTTTGGTTTCAATAACCGCTATCTTCTTATCATTGCTATTTGCCATTTTAAAGGCCATATTAGCCCTTTCCTGAGCATTTAATACACTATTATATATAATGCCTGCCGAGAAGATTAAATTGATAAATACAATGAATATAGTAATCCATGACCCCGGCGTAATATTCCTAAACATCAGCAGACCCCATTATCAGGGACAATTTTTTAGCCCTGTTTGGCGTTTGCTTGGCCCACAGGGAATCTAACATTTCAATAGATGCCTGTTTATAATCCCTTTCAGCTACCAATTTTAATGTTTTTTTAAACTTTAATAATCCACCAACGCCCATCTGATATGCCATTTCAATCAATACATCTCTAATTTCATCAGGGGAGTTGAGATAAAAATCAAAGCTGGAGAGCCTTTCATTGATTTTATCTAACTTTTCCACCAATATCATGGTAGAAATTTCCTCCGATAATACTAAATCTTTAATGGCAAAGCCATAACCAATCGTATCAAATCCCTGAGTACATTTATAAACGGTTGATTTAAATCCCTCAGATTCTTTTATATTATCAATTAGGCTCAAAATGTACCTTGATATGCTACCACCGCACCGGAAGCCAGCGTAAAAGCAGTCCATTGTCCGTATATTGTCGTCCCTTTAGGGAAGGTATTAGAGGTATCAATAGCATCCCCATTCCCTCCAGCAGTTCCTATAAAATCGGCTGTGTTTGGTGTTAAGGTTGTGAAAGTGGTATCTACAAGAAAGTAAATACCTATTATTTTTTTGGAAGTTACAGCAGTTGTGCCATCCTCAAATATTGCCCCTTGCTGACCAAGTTCCAAATTTAAGGCTTCGATTACTGCAAATTGTCTTGGATTAGCCATTGATTTTCTCCCTCTCTAAAGTTAATGGTTAAACTATGAACGAGCCATAAGGCCGGTTTTATTTCTTTGCTTTCTTTTTTCCTTTGGATGCTTTTTTAATCTCATTTCCATCAGCATCACAAGGGGTAAATCTTTCCTTCAAAGAATTTAAATCATGATTATTGGGATTATATTCTACAACAACCCCCGAAGGCTTTTTAAAATATTTTGCAGCCATTTATATCTCCTTATTTAATCGGCAGGGCCGAAATCCTCCGGCAGAGATAATCCATTTATTTTGTACAATCCCGGCCCGGCCAATCATATTATCGGTTATGATACATCAGATAGAATATAGACACCATAGGAATCTTTTATTTCTATTTCTCCCCAAAAGCCCACAGCCACATATTCTGTAACTCTTGCAGAAATATCCCTGTCTGTTTCTATTCTAAACAGCCCTTTAGAGCCAACGCCAAGCCCGATAGCACCCTTAGAGAATGCAAATCCGGCAGCATCGCCCCCTGAAGCCACATCTTCATCAATCTGATCAGACCAATAGACATTGAAGCCAGCTATCGAGGTAACATATCCAACGGAAAATAATTCCTCACCCTTTGTCCCCATAAGACCGACAGGCCTTGCGGTGGAGGTATCGGTTGTACTCGTTCCGGGAGTGTCCAAAGCAGAATTATGCAATAACCCCTGAAGCCCTTTATCTCCCCAAACCTGTTTTGGTGATAATACCAGATTATAAGGCATAGGTGCACCCGCAGCCCTTAGCTGTCTCATAGAACCGAATAGGTGAGACATTGCCAAAGTCGTATTAGCACCTGCCTCCGTTTGGGAAAATGATTTACCAAGTTCCACTAAATCATCATCCAATTTGGCAGCCACCGCATTCCCAAGAGCAGGGCCGGCATTACCCGTAAGATCATCACCTGAACCCATATCCACAATATCAGTAATATCAGCCTCTATAACATGCTCGGCAACAGTTGCAGTTCGGGCAGCAGTTGCAATAGCAACCGCAGTCGTATCTGTTCCCTCAGTAGCATCAGTCACATTCGCAGAAGTTAATCTCGTCCAATCTGAAAATTGGACATGATTTGTGCCTGGGTTTGCCTGCTTTACCGTCACTAAAGGCAGCATTACATTTACATGATTGAATGCTATTACAGCATCCCCTATTGTTCTGCCGAGACCACCGGCAGCAGTCGAAGTATTAGTTAAAGCCATTATTTAATTCCTTTATTTTTCATAAGATTTTTTTAATTTCCCTTTTCCAAATCCGCTGAATATTCCCATTGAGGATTTAATTGGAGATTTTCCTTCAGATTGCCGGGTTGCTCTGCTTTCCATTTCATCTATATAGTCGTCATAATCCATCTGCTTCCCTCTGAAAGTCGCTTTTACATCTCCATCTGATAATGGCTCATGAGTTAGTTCTTTAGCAGGGTCTAAATCAACCCCAAAAGGTTTATGCGGGTCACCCGCCATATCCCAATGTAATACCCTGTGAACTATTACTCATATTTGCCTTTTCATATCCTTTGGGGTCTTTAACAGCCCATTCTTCATAGGATTCATAGCCACCAAATTCCCCCGCCGGCTTTCCACCGGGCCGGGATTGGTCGGCTTTTCCTGCATTTGCGGAGGTAGTTTCTTCATCAACGAATTTAACTAAATCCTCCATAGGCAGGTTATTAGCAATATACCGCCTTTCTTCGGGTACTTTTTCGATGAGTCCCTTGCGGAGTCCATCTACCTGACCCTGTAATGCCTTGTTAGTTTCCTCTGTCTTTTTCAGCTTAGAATCAGTTTCATTGAATAAGACTTCAAATTCTTCATTTTTCTTCATGGCTCCCTTTCTCGCATCCTCTTGGGTCTGCTTCACCTTTGCCAATTCAGATTTTAATGATTCATTCTCGTCTGAAAGTTGATTCTTTACTGCATTAACTTCCTGGAATCTGCCATAAGGCACATCATTTTTTTCAGCAGCTTTTGTGCTGGGATTTACTGCACTGTTTTCTTCAGCGTTGCTATCGGTAATTATGCTATTTTCAGCCATTTGTATCCTCTTTTGTGAGTTAAAGTATTTCTTTAATTTATTACTTCAGAATATTATTTTCCAATTATAATATCAGTTTTAAAGCCCTTAATCTTATTTAATTTCCTCTGCACATATTTATCAGCTAATAAATTAAACTCTTTAGCACATTTATCAGGGATAGGCTTTCTATTATCGGAGATCACCCTTCCCATATTTGCCAGGTGTTTTACTTTCCCTCCATGAGCCATTGTGCCAAACTTAAAGCCTGATGAACCTGTGCTTCTCATTTTCCAATCCCTCAACAAATCAGATGTCAATATAGGTGCTTTGGAATTAGAAAATTCAGTAGCTTGTCTAAATAATTTCCCTGTTCTTTTTGCTTTTCCATATTCAGTAGAATATCCTTTGAATTTTTTACCATAAACATCTTTTGCATCCATAAATGTATGCTTTCTAAAACAGGCAACCAAGTCTGGTCCATGCTTGAAAAAGAATTGTCTATCCAGCACTTATAATTTCCTCCGCTTCTTTCCCCCTATGGAATTGACCCCTTACATCTGAGGAAGCCAATTCCCATGAATGCCTACAATTTATTCCACCGCCTTCTGTAAGTGATGCTGCCCATTCTCCTCCCATGCTCTCTATTTCTTTCTGTGTCAATTCCCCTGCCTGAATAGCAGATAGGCAAAAGGGCCGGGTCTTTTCATCTGCTGGGCCTATATATGCATACTTTGCATTATCAGGTGCTTCATCCATCATCATTCTTGAAACTGATCTTGAATAGTTGTTCAAACCATCATTAAGTATTCTTCTCATTCCAGTAGCACCATATCCTTTAGTTCCAACCACATCCATTATCTCATTCACAGTCCTTTTGTTTATAATACCATTAATGACTTCTTGTTTCAATGTGCTACTCATAGCAGTAATTTGTCCTGATAGATATTGCTCTGATTGTGTTAATAATGCCTGTAATGTAGCCTCTGAAATATCAGCAAACATTTCTTTACTTAATAATGTTCCTACATTTCCTGCTGAATATGCAGTTAATATTGCAGATGTTTTGGCTGTCATAACAGCACCCACATCCAATTCATTTAAGATTGCAACAGCTTCTGCATTGCTCTTTCCCTCTACAAGTCCAAGCATAGCAGAAATAGCCTCCTCCTGGGCTATTTTAAATTTCCCTGAAAGTTCATCCACAACCCGCCTTATATAGTCCTGGTCTGCCATTTATACGGGGGTTGTTAATGCTTGTAATAGTGGCGATGCTTCTGCTTCAGGCTGTGCTTCAACTCCTGCTATGTCATCAAGAAATTCCTGTGCAGATTCTATGTCAGGGTATTTATCAGCATCCATCTCCATTAGTATCATAGCCTTTGATTTATAGCCATTAGATAATTCCCAATCCCATTTTGCCCTTTGTTCCGCTGCTGATAATATTTCTACTGATTCTGAATAGTCTATATTAATAAGCTGCCCGGCATCAGTTGTAATCTCTTCTGCTAATATTCTTGCTTCTATCTCATGGATATTATTCTCTATTTCCCGCCACCTTATAACATCAGCAGCCCTATTATCCAAGAGTTCCTGCATTCTAAGGCGTCTGCTAATTCCACTCTCAGCTGAAGTTCCCTCTGCAAAGGAAGCATCCAGCCCGTAGTTTTGGGCTATTAGTTTGTAATGCTCTCTAATTGCCTCATTCAAGGCGGGAATAGTATTAGGAGGGCTGGTAATATTTAGCTGTCCGTCATGGCCTAATTTACTCCATTTATCCGGCCCTATTTCTAATTTATCATAATCAATATTTGTGCCTGATACATAACCAAAGCCGAATGATTGGAATTGTACATTGGCTATTTTATTAAATTCTGCCATATTAACAACCTCATTGGCTGCTATAAGCCCAGGGCTTGCATCAGTATCTAAATATGATGCTTCCGGCTTTCCATCCCTGTAACATTCAACAAATGGAAGCATCTGATAAGGGTTGGCCATTTCAGGGTTGTCCTCAGTTGTAAAGGTTTTGCCCGTTGCCTTTTCATAGGTGTAATGGTGATTTTCATCCCAATAGGCCCAAAGTTCCGGGGTAGTATCTAATACGGAATCCTTTACCTGCAAAGGATATGTAATAGCAATAGGCGTTAATGGGTCATCCCCAAATATAGGCTCAAAGTCCCTGATTAGATCATATTCAATACCATCATTACGCCAAGTGGGTTTTATTAATATATTCTCCAGCAGATTAGTAAGTTTCTCAGCCCTTTGCATTTTAAAATCTTTTCCCCGCTGGTATTGCTTTAAATTATCATTAGAATATTCCCTGATCGGGGGCACCATATACACCAGGCTAATCCTATCTATAATCCTTTTTGTAAGTTCAATTTTCGGTATAGGCAGCTTATCAGTAATGGGGGTGCTACCGTCTTTTGTTTTAAAATATTCCTTCAAATATGGGGCAGTTCTCCCTTTATAAAAATTATATGCCTTATCCCTATTCTCTTTCCATTTATTTTTTGCTTGCTGCTGTGATTCTATTTTAGAAAGTTCTATTAATTGCCTGGCTGTATGTATCATCTTGGAATACTCCCGTATTGAGGTTTAATTATTGGATGCTTCATATCAATATAATAGCGGAAACCATCGGAGAAATGAGTTCTTTCTTTATTGGATTTATCAATCTCCCTCGTTCCCTGTTTATTGACGGTCTGCTCTAAATCAATTATCAACCCCTTTGCCCTGGGATCAATTATAACCTCCTTCTCTAACATCTTATTTACTGCATTAACCGAATCTATTACCCTGGGGGCTTTTGGCTTTACTATCACCTTAAAACCGCTTTGCCTTAATATATCATGATCGGTATCAAGGGCTGAAGTATGCCTCTGATTGGCGGGGTCAGGATATACGAAATATGCAGGTGCTTTATATTTAGCCTTAATTTCGTCTGCCATTCTCTGCGTTAATATTTCTTTTCCTCCGCTGTGATATAATTCAATGCAGTCGAATACTCGTATTTCAGGGGTGCTGTCATACTCCTGTAATAATGAACAGGCCATAGGCTCGACATTGAAGTCGAGGCAGGCAATAACGGGTAATTGAGGGTTATATTTATACTCTTTGACATTATTCTCCCTTGTGAATTGATAGTATGTTGCACCCTGCTGAAGGTTTACAAATTCTCCATTCAGGTATGCCTTTAAAAGGTTCTCATCATAGTTATCTTTCAGGCTCTTAATAAATTCTTCAGGTAGCATCTCATTATCGGTGGTCTTGCCCCTGATTAGCTTATATCCTTCCTTTGGATTATCACCCCAATACTTATAAACAAACTTAAACCCTTCAGGTGTTCCACTACCAAAGGCTGTCAATGTATTGCCGTCCCGAAGCCTTGACAGTAACATCTTCCATGCCTTATCATCCCGAAGCTGATCTGCTTCATCTATTCCACCTGCTGCAAGGTTAAGTCCTGCCCATCTCATATAGTTCTCTGCTGAACGCATAATAACATCACACCAACCATTCTTCCAATAGACCCTGTACTTGGTAGCAGTAGCAGAATATTCATAATCAAACCCTGCTTGTCGCAGTACCGATTCAAAGGTAGGCTGTAATACATCTCTAATCATGGGATATGTAGGCTCTGCAAGTAGTATGGTTTTCCCTGCATTCTTTGAGCATTGCTTTAGTGCAAATACACAGAAACCATAAGTCTTTCCTGAC